CTTTATACTGTTTGTCGAAATACCCTTTTCGATCTGATTTTGGAGTATCCGGGAGAGCTTCTCTCTAACTATTTTAACACACTCCTTAATAATAATGAAGTGGACCTCGTCCGAACTATTTTGAAGGAAAAGTTCGATATTTCATATTCCTCCGATGAGGAAATGATCGAATCCGTTCAGGATCCTGAATGTATGAAAAGTACGGAATTCAAGCGAGTTATGACCAATGGTCAACTCATGGGCTCGATTCTCTCTTTCAATCTTCTATGTATGGCGAATTACATTTGCTATAAATGGGCATTTTTCAAGTATATGTATCAATTTTCCTGGGAAAGTCTTACCACTATTGGCGACTTGACCGGGAAATTTTACGCATTCTCAAAAAATCTCAATAGAAGATTGGCTCTTTCATCATTTAGGACTCTTCCCGTCCTGGTCAATGGAGATGATATTCTTTTCCGATGTCATGAAAGTTTTTATCCCTTTTGGCGATCTTCTTTAGATCACTTTGGTTTTAAACTTTCAGTCGGAAAGAATTATGTTCATCCAATGCCTTAACCGTTAATTCGGAAGGATGGTGGGACGATGGGGTCACATTTCATAAACAGGAATATATGAATCTTGGATTACTATACGGTCCGAATAATCTATTCATATTTAAACCTGAACAGGAGTTTGGAATTGGAAGGTTCTCTGTTCTTCCTCTCTGGGATTTTTATAAATTCAGTGTTTTTAACTCGAACCAACCTTTGTTGGCTCATCGTCGTTTTATTCACTACAACAGAGAGGTTATAGAGTCTTCGACAAAGAAACAACAGAATCTTTTCGCTTCTCGCTTTCTGGGTGGCCTGGGGTTTCCTTTACCTAAAGGAATTCGTCCAGGGATCTCAGTAAAGCAGAGGAAAAGATATTCTGGGTCTTTGTACACTCTCAGACGTGGATCCACGAGTATTCCATCGGGCACCCACTTTGAGACAAATCTTCCAAAGTTTGTTTATCATAAGTTAAAGAGAAAAGGCAAGTATACCTACCATCTAATTAATAAAAGAGAGTTGTTGGATGATGATGAGATCATTGAGGAGGATTCACCTCCTGCATTTTTCTCTCCGGGAGCCGCCTTCTTTGGAAAAGAAGGAGGTAGGATTATCGTTGATTATCCTAAAAGTATCTCGTCGGATTATCGTCAATCCAAGTTGTACTGTGATAAATATATTACAGATTCTTCGTATCTACTCGTTAAAAGACGACAGTCGTCTCTAAACCTTACGGAGTCTGATGCTTTGTTACCCAAAACTGTGTTCAGGATGAGCAATCCTGAAATTAAAACTTCAGTGCTAAGTGGTCCTTACCTTCCACGTCTGTGGAAAGAGTTCTTTTCTGAGAAAGAG